TCACTTTAAACCTACCTGTTGGATCAGGATTAAACACGACTTTAGTATCCTTAACTCCTTTAACCCAACTAAAACTACCAACAGTAAAAGGTGCATTGTGTCTGCTACCTTCGTTATAATCTATTTGTTCGTATATCTTAATTAAATTAAATATACTGTTTTTAGTCTCGTCTCTAAACGCGTGCTCTTCAGTACGTGGAAATTGTCTGTAGAACTCGTTTAATGCGTCTTGATCTTCTTTTAGCCCTTCAGCTTCATTTTCCCAATGCGTAATAACGCCTACGTCAATTAATTCACCGTCTGGTCCCAGTCGCTCTCCATCACATGGATTATCAAAGACTGGAATTCCGTACTCGTCAATAAATCCTTCATAGTTCCATTCCATTGGGATAAAGAGAGAATAAAGGCCAGACTTCGTTTGTCCATTAGCATTTCGTCGTGAAACGTCAGAGTCATAGAATAATTTTTTAAAGTTATCACCACCTTTGTCAAGCGCGTTACTGGTACTACCCATCATGCACTTACCAACGATTCTACTACCTAACCTTAAACAGGTTTTAGTAACTCGCCAGTTGTTTAATATGTTATCAGGCCTCTCCCATTTACCACTCTCATCGTGCACTAGCAGATTTAATTTTTCACCGTCATAGCTATTGTCACCAGTGTTTTTCCAGTCGATAGTGGTATCAAGACCTGCTATTTCCTCAAGTTGCTCGTTTGCTTGTATTTTTTTACGAGTAAACTTACTAGCTGGAACTCGATATGCTAATTCCGATTTTGGACGATCCATACCGTCTTGTATCGGTTTAAAGAAAAACGGATAGTTAATACTTATCGGTACCACTTTATCCGTAAACATTTTCTTTGCATCGGCACCAGACTTAGAAAGGATCCCATATCTACTATCACTCGATATAGTGGCTAAGTTAACTGTTTCAGCCGATGACATAAACGAGAAACCTGAACGACGGTTTTTAAGGTAGCACATCCCATAACATCTCTTATCAGCTTTACAGGCTTCCCAGAATATAAAGAACAGTCTGTTCGCCTCTCTAAAGTCTGGAGCTCCAACGTCAATCTTGCTCCATTGTAGGTACATGTAATGTGTACCTGTTATGTATGTCGGCACTCCGTTATTAGTGAACCAGAATCCTTCTTCTCTACGCTTGAATTCTTCGTCAATATAATCGTACCACTTCTCTTTTTGTTCCTCTGGATAGTTTCTCCAATCGAATATGTTTTTAATACGCTTAAGCTCTTTAGGATACTCTGCTTTAACCCACTTGTCCTTCTCGTGCTTAAATACGTTTTTAGGTGGTTTAGGTAAAGCTATCTTAAAACCTTGTATATCATATATATCGCCTATAACTCCGTTATGCGAAAGAACGACTATATCGTGTTCTTTATTATAACCATACTTCCACTTCTTACCTCTATTAAGTCTAGTAAGCGTGGTCTTCTTTATAGGTTCTATTATCTTATATAAAGTCTGTTCGTACATTATTTAGATCTACCCTCAGCAAAACCCTTGAATACTCTCTCTTTTTTTTCTTCAGGTTCTTTGCCCTCTAAAAGATTCTCTTCTTCTTGGATTCTATTTAATATCTCAAAAGCGTCAAAGATTGCAAGCTTCTTTGTAGCAGCGGCGTTCTTAAGTCTGTCAGCTGATATGTCATCATCCGAATCAACAATAGCTTCTTTAGCTACCTTAATTAACTCCTCAACCGCTCTGTGCCCAGCTTGGATTATATTCTTCTTCGTCTCCTTGATATTCATATTTAATTGTAATAAATTGAGACGGTATACGGTACAAACGTTTACCATCAATCACGAACTCGCACTCTATATTAGGTCTAAAACCTATAAGAGAGTTTAGCTCTGCTCTGCCATCAGTGTGTTTTACAATACCAATCAAAGGTTTTTCAGTTTCAACACTTAGTTTGCTATTGTCTTTAATAGGCTGCACAAAACAATAACCTTGCGGACACATCCACTCTTTGTCACGTTTGTACAAAAATATCTGATCATCATTTACGAAGTATTTGTTCTCCTCGTAATACGATCTACTATTACGCTCTCTACCCTTTACATCGTGCCAACGCCTAAATATGTTGAAGTGTACTATAACAGTATCACCAACTTGTATTTCTGTGTCACCTAACTTTGGTACTGATACAACTTTAGCAAGTCTATTTACGTGATGGTGGTTAAATACGTCTGTATTAAGTATTAATTCTTTATCACTTACTTTAGCAGTGTTGTTGTATCTTTCACCTATAGGCTCTACAACAAAGTTGTAAAGCGCCTGCATTAGTATTCTAGGTTATATTCTACAGATATAGCCATATTCTTGTTAAAATCTTTCCAAGGTATGACTGTTTTCTCTTTGCGAATATAAATAGAGTACTTGTCTTCTTCTTCTAGTATATCGCAAATAGTATGACCTCCATACACTTCTTGCCCTACGGCATAGTGCATGGAGTCATTTTTGTAGTCTTTACCTATCGTGATCTTACGAATCAGATGGTTCATCTTCTTTGTAGTTTATAGTGCCGTCTTGAATATTGATATCAAACGTGCCATATTGCTCTTGGAACTCATCCTGCATGACAGTTAGTTGCTCTTGAATAGCAGCTACGTTATGAAGCAGCATATGCTTGCGAGTCTCCATTACGCCTAACTCAAGTTGGCCTCTATTAATATTGTTAACTGTGTCTTGAACTTTTTTAAGTTGCTCGTCAG